CAACCTCGTAGGACGCCGCTTCCTGCGTAACCTCGCCGGTCAGCGGGTCGGTGATCTCGTCAAGGGTCTTCTCTTCCGTCTCGGTCTCCAGCCGCAGCCACGCACAGCCAAGGCCGGGCACGAGGCGGTCCTGCACCGATTCACGCATGACCTGCCCGAAGTCGCACTCCGGCTCGTCGATGTCCTGCATGATGGTGTTCTGGAGCATGAGCGCCGCCACGCGGGCCGGGTCGTCCATCGCCTGCCCGAAGCGGCGGGTAACAGTCACCTTCGGGATGTTGGAGTACAGCACCGACTCCATGATGCCGACGTTGGCCGAGAAGATGTTGAACTTGCGGTCTGCCTGGTCGGCAGCATCGCGCTCGTCACGGAACCTGCGGTCGGTGTTGCGCCCCTGCCGATGGAACTTGTCCAGTTCCTTCTCGGCCATCGTGATCTCCGCTTTCCACCTGTCATAGCGACTGGCGGGGGTCTCCTCGGTGCGGGAGATCGACTTGATGCGTTCGGCGGTATGGTAGGAGTCGGACATCGTACCTCTAGTTTAACACGCCCGGAGTCTTTTGTCAAGTATCTGAAGCATCAAACACATTACCGCTTCCTCAGCGCTTTCGCGGTCGCATGGGCCTTGGCAGCGTCCGCTGCGTTGAATTCCTTGGCCACTTTCACAGGAACATGGATGCCGGACGATGCCGGGGGTTTCCATCCATGAGCAACAGCAGCCATCAAACGAGCTTGGGAGGGAGATTTACTCGGCATCGCGAAGTATCCTTGAAAGTTGATGAAAACGGCTGTCGGCGGGAACAGCCAACGACATGTTGTAAGCTTTCCTTAGTTCGGGGTCATTGATGATGTCGCGAATTTTGAGGTCCATCGGCATATCAAAAACGTTTTCGTCCACCATTCCTTCGCCGGAGTTGATGTAAAATTCATACGGTTTTGCCGGGTCCAACCTCCTTTTTGGCCCGAATTGCTGGAACCACGGGTCATATTCCACGAACCTTGCTTGGTCTTCCGGAATACTGGACACGTCTTGCAGGCGTAGCTGCGAGGTTTTCATATTCCGCAGCCTATCCGCCACCGGAAGTTTGTCCCCTGTTGGCGCAAGGTGCGACAGACCAGCTATTTGTAGCGCTTGTTCTCCACCAGAGGCATCGTAATGAACAACGTTTGGGTTAAAAGTGGGACGAGCAGTTTCGTACCGCAACGCGTTGTTACCCAAAACCGGATACGCGCCCCCTTCTTCCATCGGCTGATATCCTCTCAACGCTCTCTCGGGACTTTGCCCGGACAATATCTTTCTTGCCCGCGAGCTTTCTGGCCCCAATAGTTGCCTGAGAAGATCCACATTTCTGATTGACCCAACGACACCGTGCCCCGGATCGAGGGCGTCTGTTGTTTGCGTGACCCTTTCTTCCATCGTCAGGGGCCGGTTGGTGAGTTCCCCGCCAGCAGCGACAGGGGCGACCCCGGCGTTTTGATTCCGCAGGTGGCCCACGACCTTTTCAGCATATGCAGTTGGGTCCGCGTAAAGGTCGCTGATATTCCGACCAACCGTCCGTTTGGCGCTGTCGATTCCGGCAAGAAGTTGTTCCAGTGCGCCCATGTTAGATCCTTGAGTTAGCGATGTTTGGCATGTCCTCGAACAGTTGATCGAGGGTCATTTCCTGAATCGTCGGATTGCGCCGGATCGGCACAACGTTCGACGGTAGAGCTAGCGAAAGCAGTCTGCGTCCCATGAGGCCCAAAGCGTCCACTCCGTCGTCCACCCCTTGCCCCATGGCGTTCGGGAACATCAGAAGCTCGGGCACGAGCCATTTTGTAAACGGCGCGTTGGCCGGCATGTACACTTTGCGGCGTTTGAATTGCCCGCGCAGGGGCGCAGCACGTGTTTCCTTGTCTTGTCCGCGCATCGGCATGCGTTTCCAGGGCACGGGGACCCCTCTTTCCCTCGCCCGTGTTGCTACCAGCGGCCCAAAGACCTTGGACGCGTTGTCGTCGTCAATCAACCATTCAACGGGGGAATACGTTTCGCAGAACGACACAATGTCGTTGGAGGAACAATCAACGTCAACGCGCTTCCGCGAAGCATCAATGATATCCCAGTCTCCGTTTGAATCAACTGCCACAATGAAGTGAACTGTGTAGTCCCCTGTATTGACCGACAGAGCCAAGTCTGACATTCCATAGCATACAGTCTCCGGGGAAATGATGGGGGTCGGGCGAAACTGGATTTCCTCGGTGGAAACCCATGACCCTTCGTCGGCGGGCGGTTCTTGCTGGTAGAGCGTCTTCCACTTGAATTCGTCGCGTTTTGCGTCCTCCACCATCCGTTCTGTGAACCATTCCGGCCACAGGCGATCGCCCGGCGAGCGCCCCAGGGCATCTTCCGTGTCCGCTTCCATTCTCAGACGAAGAATTTTCTGTCTCCGGGTCTGTTGAACAGCGTTCCTATCAATCAGATATCCGGCCAGATCGTTCCTCGCCAGCCGTTGGCAGATCAAGATTACTTTGGCGTTCGGTTTCAGGCGCGTCACGAAGTCCGTTTCGTACCATTCGTGGACCTTTTTCAGCTGCGTCAGGCTTTGTGCTTGCTCGAAACCGGAAATCGGGTCGTCGATCAGCCCGACATCGGCCCGGAATCCGAGGATGCCGGACCCGACGCCAGCGGCGTACAGTTCATCGCCCCTTGTGGTTGCCCATCGCGCAGCGGCGGCGGATTCTTTTGATAGTTCGATGTGCGGGAACAGCGTCTGTATTTCTTCTTGCTGCAGCATGCCCCGGATTTTCCGGCTCCAGCGCTCCGCCAGTTCTGACGAATATGAACAGGTAAGCAGACTGATGGGCGTCTTACTAGTGCCGATCGCGAACGGCGGCAGCGCCACAGACGTGTAGTAGCTTTTCGCGCTTCCCGGTGGCGCAAGGATGATCAGTTCATCCCATTCATCGTCGTGTATCAACGCCTGAATATGTTCGCAGATGACCCGGTGGTGCAGCGCCGCTTTCACTTTCAGAGCGTATTCGGCGAACCCGTCCAGCGTCGCCCGTGCGCGTTTTCGGGCCAGTAGTTCCGCAGCCGCTTGGGCGGAGGAAATATTACTCATTAGAGGTTCTTGGCTTTGGGGGCGGAATCTTGCCGAACGGTATGTATTGATTCAGCCATCGGATCAGCAGGGCGTGGGCGATTACGTAGCTTTGCCGCCATTATTTCTGCGTAGTTCATCTAAAATCTTCCGGGAGAATCAGCTCTTTGCCCGATATGGACATGTTCCTTGGGAACAACAATTCGGATTGTTTGAACATTTTATCAATGTCTGGGTCTACCAACGGGGTTCCTTTGGGGGCGACCAGAGAGAGCGACACCCCGAGTGGATTTCCCAGGGCGTCTTCGTAGTTCCAATTTTCGTCGCTGACATCTCGGGCGTATTTCCTGCCCCAATATGGGGAAGTGGATACCGACATGAATGCCGGATCGGGACGGTCGTTGACCATCGCTTTTGGCATCCCCCTATACACCTTAAACGGAGTATCCGACCTAGGGGCTTCCCGCAACACTTTAGTGATCAGGTCTACCCGCTGTTGTTGGTTGGGATTTAAAGGAATCCCTTGTCTGATTCTCTCATGCAACAAGGATGAATGAAAGGGAGTATCAGGATCAACAAAACCCCTCAGAGCATGCCGTTCAAACACCCCCAACGAATTGGCGTACCTTCTAGCTTCTTGCAGCGCCTCTTTAGAAGTCATGGCAGCGATGCCAGCGCCGCCTTTTGCTAGCGCTGCGGCGATAGATTTAGGATTCGGAACAAAATCTTCCGGAGACACCTGTTCCAGCCCCGGTTCTGTTTGCGAAGGAAGTCCGATATAGGGTTCTGGCTCCGGGGGCTGCAGCATGACCGAGCCTCGCATGTTCTTTGACGGGGGCCGGGGTCTCCGCAGCGCGGCGGTGATTATTTCGTTAAAGTTCATTGTTCGCTAACTACCGTTCCAGCGATTCCAGCGGCAGCGATTCTTTCCAGCTGTTCGTCCGACAGCCGCCCGATGTTGTTGATGTTGACGTTGACAGCAGGCGTTTTCTGTGCTTTCGGTGCCACGTATTCCACGATCCGCATCGCCACTTCGGGGTTGAATTTGCAGACTTCCATTTCTTCCCCTGCCTGTGTTACTACCGGCACCGGTTCGTCTCCCATCACCATTGGGAACAGCCGCAGCAGCTGCGCCTTCACCCATTTCTCGTTCAGGAAGTCTATCCCGTCCAGTTCCGCTTGCACTTCCGATATCGCACGTTTTATCTCCGTGCGTTGCAGCAACCGCTTCCCCTCGCTCGTATTCTTACCGATCGCCCCACATGCCAGGGGCAGCGAGTAGCTGTTCTCTA